CCCTTGTATCGCATGATGGGTTTCAGACCGTCATACTGAGATGAACTCTTGGTAGAACCATAGAGTGAAGTGGTTTCAAAGTGACAGATGTTTGCGTCATACTTTGAGTTCAGAATCTCCCTGACCTCATGCGTACAACAAAGCATCGCAAGCAACTTACCACCCAGGTAATTATAGCCAAAAGGCTGCGTAGGTACGATAATAAAACCCATGATCGCATGTCTGTTGAAGATGTTGAGATCAGGAGTCGTACCAAGCCATTCATTACGAGGTCGAGAATTGATTGTAGGGGAGCCAAACCTACAGAAACCAAGAATCGTATTGGTGTTCTTCTCAACGACCATCCACTTGAGTGATTTACCAGGAACTGAATCCTCGATCGCGTGTGACGTGGTGATCTGAAGTTTCTCATTGAATTCTTTCACTGATCGAATACCAGAGACCCGACCAGAAACCTTCTTCAGATCCTTGGCCTCATAACAAACAATATCCATTTCTTCGGGATGCATGTCAAATGCAGTGAACATCCCATGAGTATCCTCTTCCTCATAGAACTGAGAAAGAGGACTGCGATTGAGAACTCTCTCAATCTTTACATTACGAAGATATTCATCAATACGATCCATGTTGGAAAAGTAGTTGATGAATTTTTCTGCGGCATATACCGCATCACTTTCAGTTAGAATCATTTAAAGTTACACTCAACCATGATTTCAGTCAACGCCGCCAGAAGATTGATTTCCTGATCGGCAACAAATGCGATCTGATACTGATACTTAGCAATAATAAGCACGGCAGCAGCAAGAGAAGGGCCTTCCACGGAGCCGTTAAGAGCATCATAAACACGCCGAAGAAGTACACTAGGATCATTGTCCAGATTATTAACGACCCAACGTCGAACTTCGGAGAAGTCTTTCTCTTTGAGATATTTAATGAGATCATTTACCTTAACATCAGAGAACTCTGCAAGAATTGCACTGTCAATTTTACCACCAACAGAATACCGTTGGCACTCATTGAGTACGCGACGATAGTCTGGGAAGTGTTTGTTGATCAGTTCTACCAGGACCTTGTTATCATATTCAATACCTTCTGCAACCAAGATTTCTTGGATGCGTTTGAAGAACTGGGATGCAAGTCCTGGTTTTTGTTTTGCATTGATTGAGAACTCAACGACTGCACACCTTGAATGAAGGGGTTCGATGATCTTGTTCTTGTAGTTACAAGTGAAGATGAATCGGCAGTTGTTATAAAATGTCTCAATATTCGCCCGTAGGAGGAGTTGTACGTCGTGGGTCGTGTTGTCAGCCTCGTCAATAATGATGACTTTGTGGCGTGCATCAGCAGAAAGAGAGACGGTCGAAGCGAAGTTTTTCGCTGTGTTCCGTACTGTGTCAAGAAATCGTCCTTCATCGGATCCGTTGATGATAATGTAATCGGCCCCAAGTTCTTCACACAACGCACGAGCAATCGTGGTCTTACCACAACCTGCGGGACCAGAAAGGAGTAGGTTGGGAATCTCACCAGAGTTCAGAAAGTCCTGAAAGGTTTTCTTAGTGGACTCAGGGAGAATACAATCTTCAATAGTTTTGGGACGATACTTTTCGACCCAAAGGAAATCATTACGAGACATTTTCAAATGTAGTAGTCCGAATTAATAATAACACGATTGTTGTTCTTTGACGGAGAGTGTCCCGTATGAATTAAGGATCCGTCAAAAATCAGTAGTCTGTTGGCCTTTGGTTCAATCTCGGTCAAGACATCCAATTGTTTTGGGAATGTACTTGGATCATCAACCTTAGCCCTCTGTTTATAAAGAACAGTGTTTCCATCACTGTCATTCACATAATAAACAGAAGCGATATGTGGCTTATGACTGATATCGATATGTGGTTGATGTTTATGTACGTTTGGATTGTAAAGAGTCATGTCACATCTGACCTTTGCAATACTCTTGGCCCCAATAAATTCTTGAATGGTCAAACAAAGAGGCATGATCATCTCAGAAATTGAAGATGCACCATGACCCTTTGCAATCTCATTGGGATAATCATGTCGAATAACCCATGCATTGAGACCAAAACCACCAAGAACACCTTCCTGATCAGAAGTGATATTACTTTGAAAATACCACGGGTGTTCTGGACTACACAGAACACCCTGAAGTTGTTTGTGGTACAACAGAGGAAGGAAGTCGTCTACGACCTTATATGGAGGTTCTTCATACATACGTCGAATCAGGTTCGAGAGCAATGTAGTATTTAAGATCGGTATTCTTGTTGGTGAACTCTGCAAGGAGTTTCGAAGAGATCACAACGTCATAAGTACCAGGGATGATTTTGATGTTCTCAACCTTGAAGTTGAAACAGAATTCATCATCGGTCTCACCAACCTCTTCACTGAATTCGTGAGAAGTGTCATTCTTCTTGTCACGAACCACCAGTTCAACCTTACCATCACGACCAACTGCGGACAGGTCAGGAACCTGATAGATTGCAGCGGCCTTGAGGAGTTTGTCCAACTGTTGAGTTGCAACAGTGAAACACACATCCTTAGAAGGAAGGGAGATCTCTTTCTCGGGAGGAGAAACGATCACACTAGGATCTGCGAAGAAGTATTTAGCCCGACGACGACCATCACGAATGGTCAGATACGAATCACCAAAGTCCAGATCGGGAGAATCGTAGAGGGACAGACCACTCAGAAACTGGTTGAGATCGTAGATCGCAAAGTCGGCCTCAAAGTCTTCCTCAACCTCAGCTTCTGCGAGGATGTTCTTCATCACGGAGATGGTCTTCAGTTTGTTACCCTTCTTGATCAGAATCGATTGATTGATCTGGGAGAAGTTCTTGAGGATGTTGGTGGTGTTACTAGAAAGTTTCATAGGTGTTTTTGGGTGCATTATGAAGACCAGAGAAGTGATACAGGAGAATACAATAGTGGATGGCTTTCAGGATGTCAAGTTTTGACTTACCACCCTTCTTACCAAATCGGGAGAGGTACTTGATCGCATTTGAACGACAGAAGGCCTCTGCATCACCGATACTCTCAATCAGATCGAGAGTTTGAGTTTTGGATTCTTGAGATGTGTAATGGGCACGGTAGGTTCCTGACAAGTAGTCACGAACCTCCTTCATAGTCAGATCTTCTTCATACTTCCAGAACCCATTGTTGTTATCTGGAAGTTCAATTTTGTCGTAGGACATATCTACATTGAATGTTGATTGTTGTTCAGGTTCTTCCCAGAACTTGTAATAGTCATCAGGTTGAGAGACAATGGGAGTATAATCAAAACCCCCATTGGCCTTTACCCACTCTAGATCTCTATCCATGTTTAATTCATCATAAAGAAAGGACCACGCAGTCATTGTACCACCTCATCTTGTTTAACGTCAACGGTCTCATCAACTTTGTCATACAGATCAAGAAAAGCTTGTTTGGTTTCATCATCGAAACGATTCAGACAAACCTGAATAGCCTTCAACTTATCATCAAAGATGTTGTAGGCCTGAACGATGTGAACCAAACGACGGGTGGAGATTACCTCGTCCACACCACCATCATAGAAGGTCTTGCGGATGATATCAGCCCAGTCGGCAAGACGTTTGCAAAAGTCAACATCAGAACAAATGTTGTTCAGGATCTTAACTTCGGTCGCAGACGAAGGATAGGACTGTTCGAAGGTGATTGGGAAACGCTCAAGGAAGGCTTCGTTGAGAACGTTAGTCCCGATGAAACGACCATCATCAGAACCTTTACCCTTGGTGTTTGCGGTTGCAATCACGTTGAAACCAGGGGTGGGTTGAACATAACGGCCGATCTTCTTGAGGAAAACACCCTTACCCTCAAGAATAGATTGGAGACACAGAATCTTGTTCGATGCAAGATCAATCTCGTCTAGAAGCAACACAGCTCCACGTTGAAGAGCCTCCACGACGGGTCCATTATGCCAGACAGTTTCGCCATTAACAAGACGAAACCCACCAATAAGATCATCCTCGTCAGTCTCAATGGTGATATTGACGCGAATCAACTCCCTATTTAGTTGAGCGCAGGCCTGTTCTACACCAAAGGTTTTACCGTTACCAGACAGACCAGTGATAAAAGCAGGATAGAAAATACGACTTTGAATGATCTTTTTAAGATCTGAAAAATTACCAAACTTGACGAAGGTATCATCTTTTGCAGGGATGAGGTTTTGTTCGATAGGAGGAACCACTGTAGGAGCAGCGGCAGATTTTTCAAGTTGTTGACGGGCCTCTTGAATGGTGAGGTCCCAAGTTCCACGTTTGACTTTGTACTGTTCCAGTTTCTTGGTGACAGTGGGGTACGAAATACCATTCATCGCACAATAAGCGCGAACGTCGGCTGCAGTGATTTTGTCACCGTAGGCATCTTTCAGTGCATCGACGATGGCAGTGGTCATTGGATGTCCTCCCTTTGTGTATGTATACACTATACATGAAAAAACCCCCCTGGTGACAGGAGGGTGGACAGCATCAGAACTGGTCGAGTCGGAGGAGTCGTTTGTGTTTGTAGGCCTGTTCATGACCATTCCCATCAAAGAGAATGGGGAAGAGGCCAAGGAAATGGTGGAGTTTCCGTGAAGGCAGACTACTCAAGTCCAGACCAGGGACTAGAGTGGTGTACTGCATGTACTGACGGACTTCAGTC